ATGACAGGACAATTGTAATAATTCTTGACAGCTTAACCGTGACATGGTATAATGAATGGTTACAGTGGTACAGGTTTAGAGCACGTAAAATGGAGTATATAAAAAGGGGTGTAATTGACCCCTATTTGAATGACAATGTTTTCATGACATCAAACATTAATGATTTTATGTCCATTGTTTCATAATACATATAACCGTTTTCAAATGCTTTCATTACTGCACTGATATAATAATCGTCTTTCGGTTTAGTAACATATGAAGTGTTATGTCTATAATCGTCACTTTTTAATGATTTAATTATAGGGAATGTAGGGTCGTACTTTTCACTAGCATAGAATTTACCTTGACTATATTCTGCCCATATTCCAACATATCTATCATTGAATCGTATAACAACGTGCAGTTTACTTGTTTTTGGTCTACGTTCGATAAAGTCAGGTATATCATAGACAAATTCATTATCAACTGCGTATTTTTCATAATCACTACCCTTAATAAGTTTACCGAAGCGTGTCTGTTTTACGTGTTCAACATATTCCTTTGAAGTGTAGTATTCAACACATACCTCATCTTGTGGTTTAAGAAAACGTGTATCTTTATCAAGCATTACTTTAAACCATATAAAATACGGGTTTACTGTACTGATACTATTTGCCATAAATATAACTATAACATCTCTATCCCTAGCAATAGTATTGTAGAGGTCTAAGAATTCTTTTACCTCATTAGGAAGATATCTGTAAAATGATTTTTGATTAGTAATAAACTCATCAAAACCAATTAACGTAACATCGGGATAGGGTACTGATTTTTTAGTCAATGCAGTGGTTAAAGCAATATAACCACCGCATATGTCTGACTGTTTCCACTTTGTACCCTCTTTTTCAGGTTTTTTCCTACAGTAGAAGTCACTTCCCTCAATTTTAAATTCATAATCGGGAAATTCTTTTTTGATGTCATTAAAGAATTTATTTATTTCTTTTAATTCTGTTTTATATCTACGTACATATATGAACTGTTCATGATTTTTAATGAATCTTTTAATACCTCTTTTTTTAAAGTCATATGTTTTACCGTCACCACGTTGAGAAACAATAAAATTGAATAAACAATTATGTGACAAAAGCCTGTTAGCTGAATAGTACATCATATTATTTTAGTAGTCTATTTACTTCTTTTTGAACTGCGTTATAATCATATCCCGCTTTTGTCAACCGTTCTTTACGCTCTGAACCGTTACCCCAATCACCATTGATAACCTGTTGTGCAATAATTGTAACACTTTGTAACGGTTTGTTATTAACAATTCTATTTACTTCTGCCTGAACTGTTTCATAGTTGTAGCCTGATTGTGTTAATCTTTCTTTACGTTCTGAACCATTACCCCAAACGCCGTTAATTACTTCGTATGCAATATCAGTAATGTTTTTAGTTGGTTGAGGTGTTTCTGTGGTGTAATCGATATATCTAAACAATCCCCAATTCTGCCACTTTCTAGAGTTCAGTTTATTTTTATTTGAAAATCCTGACCCTGTAATAAATGTTTTTTGAATACCGTTTTCCCATTTTGGTGAACTTTCGATACATACACCATTACCAATATGAACCCCAATATGACCTTTCATATGGACTAATGCACCTACAGGTAAATTGTTAAAATCTGTAGATACCTTAGTGCAGTGTAACATCATGGTATCGGCGTTAATATCAGGAATACTGCCACCCTGATAACTGCCATTGTCGGGATAACCCCATAAGACACCTTTAATCAATCCTGAACAGTCTGACAGTAAATATTTACCGTCATATTTATTTAAGAATGTGCCTAGTTTATAAAGTGTAGGTACTTTTTCATATTTAATTAACAGTTCAATAAAATTATTTACTTTCATCATTTTTCTTATCCTCTTTTCTATTTTTTATATCTACGCCTAACTCGTTAAAATTTTCTACGATACTGCTTGCTTCCGTGAAACAGCACGCCGAAATAATCGTAATCATTAACAGGTTATTTTTTAATACAACATAGATTGAAAACCCGAACAGTATAGCAAGATACCACGATATTTTTGTAATAAAACCTTTTCTCACTTCTGATGATTTAAAATCACCTCTGACGTAGTGTTTCCATATACCTGTTATTGTATCAGCTATTGTCAACACAAGGCATAAAGTTATACCCGTGTTGACGTCTGATATTTTTTCAATTAATGCTATTAACATATCTTCCATTTATTTTTTACCTCCTAGAAGCATTAGTAATAAACTTACTGCACTTACCTTGTTTTTGTCTACCATATTATCCCACCTTTAACAATCTCATATACAGTATACCGCTAAAAGCATTACTTGTAAAGTTTTCATTTTTAAATATTTCAAAACTAAATATATTTTTACCTAGTGATGTTCTAAAATATCCTGTACCGTATAGCTTAACGTTATTACTTGTGTTTGAAGCTGAACTATATTTAAAGTCGATTTTTTCATTTGTTGCTGAACTGTCAACCGTATAAGTAGCATATAAATCAATCTGATATTTAGATAAATCATAATCAGTTATGCCGAACGTTGTGAACTCGTCTGCTGTAAATGATACCACCTGTGAAGTCTGTCCGCTAGCCTGAATCGTAAACTCCTTATTAATAATCTGCTGTTGAACACCTCCGCCTCCGCCTGAAATATCTGACAGATAGGCAATCTGATTTTGTGTTGAACTTCCATACTCAATGACAACAGGTCTGCTGTAACTTTCAAATTGTGTCGGTGCGTTACTGTCACCATAAATATTGGTAACTTCATAATCACTTGTGCTGTTTCGGATAGAGCGAACCATATTGCGAACCTGTCCATTACCCATATTTTTGATATAAAAATCAGGTGCATTATTGTTACATTCCATTGATATACCGTCATAACCTACATAAAAATTACTGTTGTTATTGCTGTCAGGGAATTTTATACGTGAATTGTTAGACATCGTACCGCCTGATAAAGGCAAGTAGTCACCTGAACCGCCACCGCTTATATCATCTAAATATGCAAGTTGATGTTGTGACTGTCCAACATTTATTACAGGTCGTGTAGCACTGTTAAAATTAAACTCGATTGAACTGTCACCAATGTTAAGTGTATTTGCTGTATCTAAATTTAAGAGATTAACATTTGTACCACTTGAATTTTTCTGTAATAATGGAATGTTATTGTTAAGGACTAAAGAACCTGTTAATGTTCCACCTGTCAATGGTAGGTAATCACCACCTCCGCCACCTGTGACATCAGATAAATATGCTAGTTGTTGTTCAACACTATTCACAACTACTTTAGGTCTAGCACTACTTCTTAAATATAACGGGTTGCTAGAACTTCCTATCAATACTTGATTTGAGTTATTAATAATTCCAATTGGGGTGTTTGCACCTGTTGAATCTTTCCCATATAATGCAATATTGTTCGATAATGCAACTGCACCTGTAAATGTACCGCCTGAAATAGGCATTTTGTTTATTACTTCTCCCCGTAAAGCTAGCGGTTTAGCCACATTACCATTATTCCAACTAGGCATTTCACTACTGTATATATGTGTTGGTAAAAGTGAACTTCCAACACCGACAACATTCATTGTATTTAAAGCTAAAATGTTATAAATTACATTTCCTGTTGATTTACTTTGAATTGTTATATTGTTATTCAAGATAAGATTGCCTGTCATTGTACCGCCTGACAATGATAGTTTACTTACAACGTCATCCTCAAGTGCTAAATATTTAATTGTTGACCCGTCACCCCATTTAGGTTTAGTTGAACTGTTTAATTGTATAGGTGTTAGTGTTGAACCTAAATATATATTATTTATATCATTTAATCTAGCTATCTGTATGGTTTTACCTGTTGTGTCAAGACCACTAATACTGATATTATTTTTAAATAATAGAGTACCTGTCATTGTTCCACCTGTTAAAGGAAGTGCAACGGTCTTGACTGCATTTTCAAAAGCTGTTTTGTCATTAGGTTCTGTTACCCCGACGTCTGCAAAGTGAATCGGTTTTAAACTTTCAACAGCCTGTCTAACTAACTCAGCAAAATCAGGGTTATCATTAATCTGTCTACCGATTTCATCTGCCATAGCCTGTAAAAAATCATCACTGCCTAGATAGTTTTCAACATATGTCTTTAAATCATTAAAATCATTTGATAGACCGTTGACAGAAGCTGTAATATTTGCATAGAATGTATTAACATTTTCCTGTAACTGATTAACAAGTTGATTGTTTGCATTGATTTTACTGTCTGTGTCACGTTTGTAAGTGTCTACAGTGTTATTAACCTCTGTCATATACTGTGTAACAGTGTTATTGACATCATTAACAAACTGTGCATAATCACCCTTTAACTGTTCAACAAGTTTAGTTGCTTCGGCAATCTGTGAATCAAATTCACCGCTCGCACTTTCCCAATCCAATATTAACTGTTGAACTATTTTCAAGGTGTTACGTAACAGACCATAATAGGAAATGTCACCGAATTCACTCGGTACTTCTGATTGATTCCAATTTGAAACCATGTTTTTTAATTTATCACTTATAGCCATAATATCCTCCTAATAAATCATCATAAAATTTTCTAGTAAATCATTAAATAAAAGATAGTCAACATTGATAAGGTTATCTCTATATCGTGCAAGTAATATATTGTTGTCATAACCGTTCTGACCTTTACGTGTTGTAACAAAATCATCATTTGTGGTACTTTCAGTCTGTGCCTTATCTTCCTGTGTTGTATCTGCTGTGTTTTTGACATTGTTCTTTGTCATGTTGGTAGCATAATCTAAATCATTCAGAAGTGTTTGCGGTGTGTCGCTGTAAACATTGTTAGAATCTACACCACTTGAACTGTGACCTTTGCTGTCCGTTGATGTATTTCCGTTTGCTGTACGTTGTCCTTTGTTTGTTTCTGTAATGTCAACGGTTGTGAACGGGTCGAATTTCATTAACTGCGTTTTATACAGTTCATTGTAGTAAGGCATTTTAACAGCAAAATCGGCATTTAATCTGTCTTTAAACAATCGCCATGTTTCGCTACCGATTTCATAAGTGTAAAAGAATTTAATAAAATTCGTTTCTAATACAGGTCTGTATTCTTCATCAAAAATAGGATAGTTAAAATCAAATATTAGCGGTCGGCTCTGATAGCATATATCATCAAATTTCATTAGTTTAATTTCTGATATAGGTTTATCTAAAACATCTGACAGATAGTTCCAACATTCCTCTGCAATAAGTGCTGTATATTTAGCCATTTGTTACAACCTCCTCAATATCTGTTACAGGATTTTCCGTCATAAGTTCGTTTTCTGTTCTGTCTACATGAACTCTGTAACGAACCCAAATATCAGTACCGAACATATCGTTGAACCTTTTACAAAAATCACGCCTTGCAATCAAACCCATGTTGCGTGACATTTCAATCTGCTCACTGTTTGAATTTACTTCGTCTTTAATGAGCCTTTCTCTCTTTTCCATGTTCACGTTTTCTATTCCTAACATTGTCATTGCTTCATTCCAAAATGACAGTTTTAAGGTCTGTAATTTATCGCTAACCATTTCAGTCTGAACATTGATTGCTGTAAGCTGTCCTATATCCTGTTGTGTATAAATGATAGGTTCATTTTTCCTAATATTCCTGAACAGATTTTTAATTGATAATAACAGTTTTTTCGGTCCTGAATAAATCATCGGGTGTTTCTGATTACCTAAATCGATGTCGATAGTACGTGTAATATCACTAAGCCTGTCCGCATACTGATTAATAATGTTGGTTGTTGGTGTACGTGTAAAGTTGTTGTAACATATCACGCCTGTGCTTAAATCTAATCTTACGCTTGCACCTGTAGGGTCATATGCTCTAAATTTAATAGGGTTGTAATACATATTTAAATCACCGTCCTGAGTAACCATAGACACAACTAATTTATCTGTACTTTCCTGTCTGTATCCAACAAATGCACCCTGTGTATTTAAAACAAGTTCCATAAAACGCTCATCAAATGAATCAGGCAAGTTAAGCCATTCATAACGAATCATAGCATAATTAAACATTTGTTCGGTATACATATTTGCCGTCATTATGTTTTCATTTTCAGCTTTTGTTTTACGACCGCTTAAATCTCTGTCATAGATACCTAAATAATTTAAAAATGGTACTCCGTTTAACATAAACTATTCCTCCTTTATTCTATTATAGTCCATATAGCTGTTAGAATCAACCCAAATAAATATACCCTCATTAAACTGCTGTATAATATCCAACAAGTAGTTCTGCGGTATCTCACCCGTTATATTTGCGTTGGCTGTCTGAATAAAACACCCGTACTTAAACATAGATAATATATCACCGATTGTTTCAAGTTTATTTCTTTTCGCACCGTACATACAATAGTAATTTATAACACCTTTAAGATATTCAGGTTGAACAGATTTCATATAATAAACCATGCTGTCACCAAAAGATACGATAGGATATAGCGAACCCTGTCCGCAGTTGCTTACAATATCTGCTGTATTTACAGCATCTTTATACTGTGCATTTAATATATCAATTTGATTTTGGGCTGACGTTGAAGCACTTCTTACAGCACTTACATAATTGGCATTATTTATACCCTGTTGACCTCGGTATGTCGCATATGCACTTTTAAGGTTTGCTGAATAAGTATTATTTGCCATAGCCTGAGTTGCGTTGGCTGAATTTTGAGCCATTTCCAACTGTACTCCGTTGTTGTAATATCCTTGACCCATTCCAACGAGTGAACCTATTGAACCTCCGATATTACCTGTTAAAAGGTTTCCTAGTCCTCCGGCTATTCCACCCACAAGAGAATTAGTCATTCCCTGATTATAACTTAGACCGGCATTAGTAAGTTGATTATTAACAGATATACTAGCGTTGGCACTTTGAGCCTGTGCCTGATAACGGTTGGCACTGTAATTTAACCTATTTGCCGAAGCCTGAGCCGAAGATAATGAACTAGCATTAGCAACAGTTGTATTGTAATCACGATTGATATTGTTTCTGTTTGCCTGAATCGTATTAAAATTAGACTGTAAAAATATACTTGTGTAATCATTGACAACAGGCAACATTGTATTGCTTGCAAAAAAGACATTTTCATCGCTGACATATGCTGACTGATGAAACTTGTTTTCGTTCGCCCATGTATTGTAAAAACTGTTTATTGGTGTAAGGTTATAATTATCAATCCTCCATGAGGACATAATAGACGGTGATATAACGCAGTATTTTCTAAGTTTAAAATTGAAACCTTTTTTACCTGTCGCATTAAATGCTTCATATAAACGTTTATTATTCATCAACCTTAAATCATAAGTTTTTATAGTACCGTTTGAATCATTCACTAACATAGTAGTAAACTGCGGTTTAAACAGATACCAAAATAATGCACTATTAGGATACTCTCTTTTATATTTATTGTATTTATAAGATATAGAAGTTGTATTATCATCGATAGCATTTGCAAGATAATTTTGTAACAGATATCCCGCATTGTTGACGTCCTGTTGGTCGCCGACATTAATTGATGTTGAAGTCCATAGCCATTTTTTCTCGGCATCTTCATCTACACTTGTACCGTTAATCAGATTGAAGAAATTCTGCGGTGCTTGTGACTGTCTAATTCTGCTAGCTGTAATAGGTAGAATAGTTACACTTTGAATAACGTTTGCCATTTCTGCAACGGATAGAAAATAATTTGAAACCATATAATCATAGGCGTTTTGTGATATTACGAACTGTGACGTCTGAGTTGTATATCCTGTCACTGTTGCCTGTGTTGCGGAAATTAATTCATCTGTTGTTTCATTGTATTCCGCTACCCTCTGATACTGCCACGCTGTGGTGTAGTTATGCTTCTGTGAAGCTAACCTGTTTGTAGTATCTTTAATTGTCATACCCTGAGAAAGTACAAGTAAGTAACAGTTATCTTCGTAAGCGTGAGCAGGGTACATTTGATTGAATTCTACCATTTGATACTGATTGCCTACGTCAATACTATCATCAGGCGAAAACATGATTTCATTTGCACCCTCGGAAATTGAATAATGACGTCTTAAGACATAACTTAGTTTATTTAAATCAACATCAAACTGATATGTCTGCCATGTATCTAAAGAAAACTGTATTTCGCATACATCAGGTGCGACATAATTAATACGGATAATATGCCCATAATACCATTTGTTTGAGTAATTGTTGTTTTTAATACAGATATAATTAACTTCTTTTCTTAATACTTCTGCATTTACAGGTAATCTGCATACACCGTCTTCAATCCGTACATAACTTACATTAACAAACTCATGCTTTAAACCTCCGTCAAAATATGCCTCCTGACCTTCTACGCTTGAAAACATTATCTGATGTCCACTTCCTAAAAGCAAATCAACAGAACATAGCTTAACAGTTGTCAGCGGTTCAAAACTGAACTCGTTTATATTTCGTTTATCCATAGTTTGCTCCTTTCTAAATGTTTCACGTGAAACATTTTAATAAAGGTGTAGATAATTCTACACCTTTGCAGTTACTGAAACTTTAGCAGTTCCTGAAACAGTATCTTTAAATACAGATTTCGCAGTAACAGTGATATTGTCTGTTCCTGTTGTTTCATCTGCACCAATAGTAAGTTCACCAACTGAATTAATAACAGTATCAGCACTTGTATTACCTGTGATACTCCATTCTACAGTGTTTGAACTGTCACCTGTAACCGTTGCTTTAAAAGTGTAGCTTGCACCTTGTGCAATAGATACACTAGTAGGGTTTACTACTACAGCAGTTGGCGTAGGTTCTGTTGTAAATACTACACCGTTAGCAAACATTGATGTCGATAAAATCTGCCAGTGATGTAATGTATTATTCCAATACAGACCCTCAGGGTTGTAAATCGAACCTGTTTCATATAATGTATCCCATACAGCGTAAAGTTCTCTATCCATCATAACCGCCTGAATATTTTCATATTGTGAACCTGATAAACCAAAATCATCAACAACGATAATATTTCCTAGTAATTCAGCCTTGCTCATATTGAATGACATTGCTAACACTTCCACGTCTAACATTGCTTCAATTTTAGGACTGATTAATATTACTTGGTCTGCCCTTGCTGTTCTTGTAAGCAACCCTAAAGGGTTGTAAGTATTTTTCAAGAATGTTAAATTACTTGAATACTCTCTTAATGTTGCGGTAAACTGTTTAGCTGTTTCCATGTCTGCAACCTTAGGTACAACAACAGGTGTAAAATAACCATTTGTATAATGATTACCAATAATTTTTTTCATTAATAAGAATTCATCTAATGAATCACCCTCATAAAGTGAATCCATTTTTTTAGCAATAAGGTCTCTCAACCCATATTCAGAAATAAACGCACCCTTTAACTCTGCACGAGAAATAGTTACCTTATAAAATTCCTGTCTATTTTGTCTGTGGAAAGCTGTTTTAACTAAACCTTTTTCACGTTTGAAAACAGTATCAACAGAACCCTCAGGGTCAAACACTTTAGCTTGTGCAACTCCTACATAGATTTCCTCTACATCTGTACCAAATGGAATCATACCATGTTTTAATGAACGTAAAGGGTTATCGAACCTATCACGTCTTGTGATGTAAGATAAACCGATTCTGTTGATAAGTTCCTGATTAAAACTGTTATAGAATGGTTCATAACTTAAAATAGCTTCACCGATATCGGCAATATTATCTAATGTAGCTTCGGGAATACGTTCCTGATAAATATCACCCATGTTAGCCCTGATTAGATTTAAGATATTCATGTTTGTAGCATTTTTACCTAATAAATTGTTACCCATAATCTTTTTAAGCGTTAATCATCAAATAATGTATCAACACTTAATTCCTCCTTTTCTTTATCAATTTCTTTTTCCTTTTCTGTATCGTCATTTCGTGGAATCTTTTGGTATAAATCCCAATTTGACGCTTTTAGATTTTGAATTTCTTCATTCCTTTGTGCTAGTGAATCTGTAGCTTCCTGTAAAAGCCTACCCGTTTCCTCGTGTATTGCATCGAGTTCTGCTAAGTCTGACGTAAATTGTGTAGGGTCGATATCTTCCCTAGCTAAAAATCTTTCTCGCCATTCATTGTAATCCATAATTTAAATTTCCTCCTTTATTTCATTATAATTGTTTATTTCATCAATGTCAACATAAACTGCATTTTCTGTAATACCTCTAATACTTTTTATAAAATAGCCTATACAGTCACCGTTAATAATCAATAACTTTTTTCTATCTTCATGACTGATTAGGTTAAGCAGTTCTTCTATTGTCATAAAACAGCCTCCATTATAATTTTGTAAATATCAAACTGTATTTTGTTATAATCAAGTTCTGTCCATGTCAGTGAATGTTTTATATTCTTTATAATAACATATGTCACATAAAAATCTAAACACGTTACGGTTTTAAAACCGCATTTCGGGAATTTTGATTTTAAATAAATATCTAGTTTTAATAATTCATGCTTTTCATATTTCATAAGTTACCCCTTTATTGTGAATGGACTGTCTACTAATACAACCCCTCCATTTACCTTTTTAGGTTTCAGCTTTTTACTGCTTTCAAAACCTATATTGAAATTATCAAACGTTATTTCCTGTTTAATAATGTCAGTCATACCTGCACATTTAACGTTAAGTTTTCCGTCAATTTCTTCTATATATGTTTTTGCTCTTATAAATTTACCCCTTGTAAATGTACTTTCATGTTTCCAATAACCTAGTTTTGTATCATGTACGTTAATATTATCGGGTACATCTGTACCGATTAAATGTATGCTGTCCGTATCGGCATAAAGGAATCTGTCATAAACATTTTGTGCAGTTGTTACGGTCTGTGCTCTACCGTAAGCTGTTATGAAAGAACCTACAGCAGTATAGACAGGGTCTCGGGTGCTTGGTTCACCTAATTTATATTTAACGATACCATTCTCACTGTCAAGATATGGAATCATCGAAGTTGTATCAGGGTTAGTTGCAAATTTACCATATAAAGAATTCAACATTAACTTAGCGAGCTGTCGCATACCTCCTGTTGTTGTTGCCTTTATATTAGACCAATAGTCAATATAATCTTTAAACATACCTTTTTTAGATTTAAACTTGTAACCGTCAATATAGATAATATCTTCAATATCATACTGTTTCTTTAATAGTTCCAACTCCACAGAAGTGATATATAACTCTACAGGTTCGTACGTTTCTTTAATGTACTCTGTACCTACATATAAAGGGTTTCTCTTTATCTGTATACATGGTATGTGTGCATTTTTTATTTTGAATGATACTATAATGTGTGCAATATATAAATCATACGTATTATCTTTTTCATATTCACCTGTGTAGTATACAGGTACTCCATATGGTAGTTTTTTATGGTACATCACCGACGGGTATAAACTGTTGACATCAAAGACGATGCCATTTCCGATTTCTCTGTTAGCATAAATATCATTGACATAAACAAAACCGCCTTTATAGCTTTTACGAATAAAGCTGTCTATTGAATAAGATAGAATCGGGAAATAATTGAGAAATGTTTTACCAATAGATTTTTTATAGTTCGTAAGAGCATCACTTCCTACAGTCATTTTTAATAAACCTGTATCGAACTGATGTTTTAACGCTCTTGCCATAATTTCGGTGTCATTTCTGATATATGCTATTTCTTCTAAGTCTGCTTCATAACCTAAAGGTCTGTATTTACGGTAATCAATTTCACCTTTTCGAATAGGTAAGTCAAATGTTTCAGCAATCTTTTTAACAGGCATAGGAAGCTTCTTTAATGAATCATAGATACAGCATACAACAGGGTTATTTTTAGATTTTTTAAATGTTATCTTTATTGAATAAAAAACATTCTCTTTAGATATTAAAGTAGAAAACGTGTTATCCTTTGGAATGTCACTATATGTGAAACCATTTTTCAGCAAATAATCTAATATAAACTGCCCGTCAAATTTTAAATTGTGAAAGTATACATCAGTTTTACCTCTGCTCTGTATATAATCAATAAAACTTTTTATGTCTTTTCCGTGAGTATGTTTAAGTTTATCATCAATAGTACAAGTATCCCATAACCATACCCGACAGTCATTTAAATCTGTTGTTGTTTCAAAGTCAGCAGTGTACTGCATTATAATGCCATATCATGGAATGTATTGTATAAATTGTGATATTTTCTTTCCCTGTCCTCCTGTGTGTAGACATAATCAATATCCAATGCCCCGTATTCTAATAAACTCTTATGAAGCCTTTCGTCGCTTATATTGTCAAGTTTATCTTTCAATACTTCAAATTCATCACTGCTGAATACCTTACCCATAGCAGTAACAAGATTTTCACGATATATCTTTGTCTTTTCTAGAGTTACAGTTTTTCTAATCATACTCTCTAATTTATCATTAAACTTTTTTAAATCTTCTGTGTTTTTAACTGATTTAGGAATCTTCGTTGTAGGTATACCCGATTGTCTTTCCCTGTGTCTTGTGTTCATGTAATGTTCGAAAGCTGTTTCCTGTGTTGTCGCTAAATCTTCTGTCTTAAAAGGCATTTGATTACTTTTGGCTTTTTCTCTGAATTGTTTTTGACTTTCCTTTATTAATTTTTCACGCCTTTTAACTTCTTTTCGACTTAACGATACACCGCTTTCTGTTGTAACTGTCTGTGTAATAACTTCTTTTATTCCTTTAGCAATTCTGCTAAAGAAATTCTTAAATTTACTTCGTCTAGGCATTTGTAAATACCTCCGTTTAATGTATTCTTAATTAAAAAACCTCGTTTTTCAATTTCATCATAAAACCTTAATGAAGTAATGTTCTGTTTAATTTTAATTTTTGCTACGTTTGTGAACCGCATATCACATTTATGATTGTATTCAATCAACCTGTTAATAAATCTTTCTTTATTGAAAACTGATGAAAAATAAAACCTTAAACCGTCAATATCTACATATATGTCGCTGAGGGATATATCATAATATATCCCTCTAGCTGATTTTTGATTATACATTTACGTCAATTGACAGATAATCCCACTTTTTACCCTTAACCATTTTAGGTGTAATTTTCCATGGTTCTTTTGTTGTAGGGTATCCAAAAATTGGAATCATTCTTTTCATTGCTCCGACGATACCTGTAGAAACACAAGCATAAGATTTATTTTTATCATCAATGAATACACAACGAATAACATTGTTGACTTCACCTGTTTCCTCATTTGCTAACGCAACCATATGAGCCACAAAATCAACAACTTTGATTTCTTTATTAACCATATCTTTCAAAGCGTAGTCCGCTGATGTCATAGCCTTAAATAGTTTAACTTTATCCTCTTTTGTTTCAGGATTGATTGTAGACAATAAATTGTCTTTTGTTTCTTCAATAGATAATTCTGACTGCACTGTAGGCACGTTTACAGCATTGATTGCTAATTCATTCATTATAATGTTTCCTCACTTTCACTGATTTCTGTTTCTTCCATAGTTAATTGAACTGCTAACGGTGTAGCATACTTAATAAACTCTGCTACAGGCATAACATATCGGTTAGTAATATGTTCCAACTCTGTTACGATAACCTGTTTTCCCTGTAATTCAGGCGTTTCTTCTGCCTTTTCTCTAAATTCCGCAGTATCTAACTTCCCGTTAAACTGCATTTTTCCGACACTGTGTAACTCACCGTCAAAGTAACTTACGTTACCCTCTGTTACTGTAATGTCTTTTGTAATGTTTTTTCTTGTTCTTGCCATTTTTATTTCCTCCTTGTTATGTTTATTGTAGGTTTTGGCATTTCCTACTATAACCATTATAGCATAAAAACAACATACTTGCAATACATATTTTAAAAAATGTTAGATAATTTTGATAATTGATTTTTAAGATAAAATCTGATATAATATATAAGAGGTATAAAAAGCTAGATAAAATTTTCATCAGGGGCTAGTAAATGTTGAATCATTCCCTGTGGAGTTGGTCGTGTTACTCACGTGCTAGTTTTATTCTTTTTAATACTTCAAATTTCATATATTTAAAAAGTCCTTAATCAAAAGGACTTTTTAACTTTTACTTTTTTATTTACAATAACATTATCTTCTTCAAATACTACATCATATACAATTAAATCCTCGTTCTGGTATTCAACACCCCAATAAATAATATCATTATTTCTTACAAAATCAAACATTTCTGATGATGTTTTAATTAAATCTAATTTATCACTAATCATTTTCTTTATCCTCCTTATCTGTCATTAACTTTATCCTGTTTAATATATCCAATGTCATGTCTATTTTTCTTCCATAGTCTATAACAATACAGGTGCTTGTATCTTCAATTCTTAAATAAAATGCTATTTTGTACTGCTCAATAACAACTACATCATATAAGTGTATGCTTAATTCTATGTCATTTAGTCCACTAATTATGTTGTTGAAATAAACCTTTAGTAACAGTTTTTCATCTTTCATAATAAAAGACCTCCAACAAACAGTGTAAAACTGATAAAAAACACCATTACAAAGATAATGATATATTCTTTTGTGCTCTGCTTCATTTTATCCCTCCTCTGCTATCTATTATAGCACCTATTAATATTATAATCAAGTATAATACCGTTATCTAATTCAACTTGAATTTTAATAGTAACGTCTGTAACTTCATAAAAACGCAAGCTGTTTCAGCTAACTGCACTTTAGTCATTCTGCTGTGCAAACAGTTCTTAATGATATGAAGATAATCTTCATCACCCTCATATCTGATAATATTCAAAATATCATACTTAGTCATTTAAATATACCTCCTCAAATGATTCTTTATAAATTGATACATAAATTTCTTCACTGTCACTGTATGTTACTTTACATTGACATTCTAACAAACCCATTCCGCAATGAACAAAACATTTACTGATATCACCCTCAAATAATATTCTGCCACCTAACTTACTGCCTAATTTAATTACTATATTTTTAGATTTTGTATTGTTTAATACATCTAGTACCCGTCTCATAATTAGTCCAACCTCCTGTAACATTTTACTAATTCTCTGTCGATACGTTTTGATAAATCATTGCATATTTCTTCAACATATGTGCCATAATTATACTGTGCATAAATATTAATTTCTTTTTGATTCAAGTAAAATTCAAGATTTACATTACATATTGAATTATGAAAATCAACATTACATATATTTAATTCATACCTTTTAGCTAAATATCCACCTATATAGGCTTCTTTTAATTCTTCCATTTTATATCCTCCTTACATAAGCCATTTATAATGTTTTAGAACTTCATTTGTTATTAACCTATTTAAATCATCACAAATTACATCAATATCTTTAACACCTGAATAATCTTTTCTGATTGTTACAGTTAAGCCTTTATAAATAAATTTACATCTTACTAACAATACACCATAACACTCTTTAATGTAACATTCCCTTATCTGAAAAGTAAAACATAAGTATTCTTTTACATAATCGATATTCTGTTCATTAATTATAAACTGACTTATTACCTTATCTAATTTCATTATTC